TTGTGTTGAAAGTAAGGAAACCCACGGTACATTCTGCTATCGCGGTAAGACTTACTCTAAGTGATTGACTTACCAATAAAATATTGTTAGAATGGGAGGGAAACCTCCCATTTTTTTATGGATAAAGAGAAACTCAAACTTATTGTGAGGAACATGAAGTCTCTTGTCGATGCACTTGAGTCTGAGGTATACTCTGATGTGGATGCATACAAGGCAGAAAACTTTGATGATCCCGCACCTAATTACATAGTAGATTACGACGAGGTATTTGAAGACGATGATGATTAATACTGCTAAATTGATTAGCGTAACTCCTGATGCAGAGAAACACATGGCATATTGTGCCCGTGTAAGCAATCCTGCCAACCAAGAAAACGAAAAGTTCTCCGGTCTTCTTAAGTATTGTGTGAAACATCAGCACTGGAGTATCTTTGAGCAGGCATATATGACCCTAGAACTCACTACTACAAGGGGAATAGCAGCTCAAGTGCTCCGTCATAGGTCGTTCACATATCAAGAATTTTCACAACGATATGCTGACAGTTCTATGTTGGCAGAACGTATTCCTTTACCCGAACTTCGTAGACAGGATACAAAGAACCGTCAAAATTCTATTGATGATGTAGATCCCTTCGTTAATCAAGAGTTTCAAATCAAAATGGAAAACCATTTTCAAGAAGCGATGAAACTCTATAAAGAAATGCTTGAATATGGAATCGCAAAGGAGTGTTCTCGTTTTGTGCTTCCCCTCGCTGTGCCCACAAAAATTTACATGACGGGTTCAGTTCGCTCATGGATTCATTATATTGATTTGCGTTCTGCTAACGGAACACAGAAAGAACATATGGATCTTGCTCTGAGTGCAAAGGAGATTTTTATCGAACAGTTTCCTGCCGTTGCTGAAGCAATGGAATGGATTTAATAAATACAAGAAAAGGATTGAACGTTTATGCCAACGTACCCTGTTATTAACCTAGAGACAAAAGAAAAGAAAACTCTCAGCATGACAATGAAAGAGTATGCTGATTGGAGAGAAGAAAACCCAGGATGGGATAAGGATTGGTCTGAAGGATGTGCAGGACAATCACGAGAGTTTAGATGGACAGGAGAGGCAAAGTCAAACGGATGGAACGAAGTCTTAGATCGTGCATCCAAACAACCGGGTGCAACGGTCAGTAAAAACCGTTACTACGGTTAACCACTCCTACTCCTTCTCTCATAGCTTATGCCAGCAAAAAGAAAGACACAAACTCCAGTCCCATTCGGGATGTCTAATAGACAAATGAAAAGAAAGAAACCAATCAACTCAGACTTAATGAGGAAGATTGAACCCCTGACAGCAAATCAGGAGGAACTCTTCCGCTGCTATAAGAACGATCAAAATCTTGTGGCATATGGTTGTGCAGGCACAGGTAAGACCTTTATCACCCTGTACAATGCACTCAAAGATGTTTTGGATGAAAAGACGCCATACGAAAAAATCTACCTTGTGAGATCGCTTGTAGCTACCAGAGAGATCGGTTTTCTTCCCGGTGACCATGAGGATAAGTCTTCTCTTTACCAGATTCCATATAAGAATATGGTAAAGTATATGTTTGAGATGCCTACAGATTCTGACTTTGAGATGCTGTATGGTAACCTTAAAACACAAGGCACGATTTCATTCTGGTCTACGTCTTTTATTCGTGGCACCACACTTGATAATGCAATCGTCATCGTTGACGAATTCCAAAACTTGAACTATCATGAACTGGATAGTATTATCACGAGGATCGGACAAGACTCCAAGATTATGTTCTGTGGAGATGCTACTCAAACTGATCTTCTAAAAGATAGAGAGAAAAATGGTATCGCTGATTTTATGAAAGTCTTACGTATCATGCCTTCTGTTGATATTGTTGAGTTTGGAGTAGAGGACATCGTTCGCTCTGGACTGGTGAAAGAATACTTACTTGCGAAGATGGAACTTAATTTATGAATTTTACTCATCATAATTTTCTCGGTGACCTTGAACTAAACAAAAAAGAAACAAACGGCATCCGTCTCTACAACCTTCCAAGTGGAGACTGGGTGCCTTCTATTACGTCTGTAACTTCTTTCTATAACCGACAGATCTTTGTCAAGTGGCGGAAGCGAATTGGTATTGAAGAAGCTAATCGTATTACAAAGAGAGCAACTGCCCGTGGAACAGACTTCCATGCAGCAACTGAACTCTATATGTTGAACAAAGAAATAAACTGGGATGATTTTAAACCTCTGACCAAGTTTATGTTCGCTCATGCACGACCATATCTGGACAAGATAAATAATATACACGCTATAGAAAGGACCCTATATTCTGAGTATCTTGGGTTAGCTGGTAGAGTTGACTGTATCGGAGAGTACGAAGGCGAACTCGCAGTCATCGATTTTAAAACATCCGATAAGATTAAACCAGAAGAGTGGTTGGAGAATTATTTCGTTCAGGAAATGTTCTATGCATCTGCTTACTATGAATTGACTGGTATCCCCGTCAAGAAACTCATTACTATCATGGTCACACCTGGTGGTGAGGTCAAAGTATTTGACAAAAGGAACAAAGGGGACTATATTAAATTGTTGGTTCGTTACATTAAAGAATTTGTATCTCACAATCTTAGGACAGAGAATGGAGAATGAACTAGAAAAAGCACTAGAAAATAAATTCTTCTGCCCCTCACGGTTTGCACAGGAGATCGAATCCCTGGTGCAGAACACAGAAGGAATGAGTTATATTGATGGAGTAGTTCACTTCTGTGAACAGAACGCTATTGATTTAGACTCTGTTCCCAAACTTATATCTAAACCTCTCAAAGAAAAACTTAAAGCAGAGGCAATGGAACTTAATTTTCTAAAAAGAAGTTCTCGGGCTAAATTGCCTATTTGATTTCATTTTTGGGCGAAAAATTTTTCCGGCCAAAAATCCCTATATTACTTTTTTGATGATGCCATTTGATGCTTACAAACAATATCTTTCGTTGAAGAATCACTTCACGAAAGAGAAGTATGACTATCACAAGTATTGTGGAAAAAGTCGTGCCACTGTACAGTCCTTTTATAAAAGAAAAGATCGCTTCTGGTTTGAGAAACTAGCACGGAATAAAGACGATAAAGAAGTAATCGAGTTTTTTATATCTAACTTTATCACCTGTACTGATCCAAGTAAACTTTGGATAGGAGAAATGATACGCGAAGGTGAAGGTAGATATACTTCATGGAAGAAGAGAACTCAGTCACTCTCATATCTTTTCAAAGAGGAAACAGAGAAAATCTTTTCAGATAATAATTTTGACGAAATGTTTTCTATGGATGGTTCTCGTCATCCAGATATTCTTAAATCATATCTAAGAGATGATATATCAATTGAGACCTTGATCATTCTTGATAGAATACTTGGATTCAGTAAAGATTGGAATAATAAATTGTCTGACCCAGTGTGGGAAACCGTCAATATGAGAATGAAGAAGTATTCGCCATTCCTAAATATTGAAGTATCACGTTATAAAAAAATTCTTAAGCAAGTTGTTTTAGGGTAATGAGTTTTTTCGATTCAGATGTAGTCCGCGCAGAAATGACGGAGATTAGTGAGTTGCAAGAAGATGTCTATCGTAACGTCTTCAAGTTTCCTTCCATGAATAAGGAGGAAAAAAGATTTCATGTTGGTATGTTAGAAAGACTTCTTGAAAAACAAAAAGTTCTTTATACTCGTTTGAGTTTATCTGATGATCCTGAAGCAAAAGAAATGAAAGAGCGTATCGTTGAGTCCGCTATGATGATGGGTCTCCCAAAAGGGACCGACATGAATATGGTATTTAATAACATGTCACAAATGCTTGAGGTGATGAAGAACCAAATTGACAAGACTGGTTCTGACCTGTAGAATAACGAGGTACACACAAGCCAAATCCGTACAAATCTAAAAATCTTATGTCTTTCGCAAATCTTAAAAAGCAATCCTCTCTTGGTTCTCTGACTTCCAAACTGGTTAAGGAAGTTGAGAAGATGAATAATACTAGTGGCGGTGGAGATGACCGTCTGTGGAAACCAGAGATGGATAAGACCGGCAATGGATATGCAGTTATCCGTTTCCTCCCTGCCCCTGATGGAGAAGAACTCCCTTGGGCGAAGATGTACTCCCATGCCTTCCAAGGTCCTGGTGGTTGGTACATCGAGAACTCTCT